CGAATATCCGTCAGTATCGGACTGTCTATGTCGAGATCGCGAAGAAGAACGGGAAAACCAACCTGTGCGCCGGCATAGTCAACTACCTGTTGTCATTTGATGGCGAAGCGGCGCCTGAAGTTTATGGAGCCGCGGTAGACCGCAATCAGGCTGGACTTGTTTACAGGCCGGCGGCAAACATGGTCCGGCAGAACCCGGCATTATCAAAGAGGTGTGTTTGCCGGGACTCTATGAAGCGGATCATCAACCGCGAGAACAACGGATTCTATCAAGTTCTCTCAGCTGAAGTCCCACAGAAACACGGCTTAAATGTTCACGGATGCGTCATAGACGAGTTGCACGCACAGCCGAACAGGGATTTATATGATGTTCTCACGAAATATTCAGGGTCAGCGAGGACTCAGCCTTTATGGGTATTCATTACCACGGCGGGAACTGACCGGAATTCGATCTGCTATGAGTTGCACGAGAAGGCTCGGCAAATCCTCAACGGGACACGAGAAGACCCGACCTTCTACCCGGTGATATACGGGCTTGACGATGGTGAGGACTGGACAGACGAGGCGAACTGGTACAAAGCGAATCCTTCTCTCGGAACCATCCTCACGATTGAGGACTTCCGAAGGGATTTTGAAGAGGCCAAACAGAACCCGGCCGATGAAAACCAGTTCCGTCAGCTGAGGCTGAACCAGTGGGTTAAGCAGAACGTCCGGGCGATCCCCTTGGCGAAGTGGGACGCTTGCGGGGGACCGATTCAGAGCCTTTACGGGCGGCCAGTCTATGGCGGCCTTGACCTTTCGGCAACCGATGACCTGACGGCGCTCAATATTTCAGCGATGGGTTCAGATGGCTATCTCGACACAATGGCCCACTTCTGGATACCAGAAGACCGGATGCGCGAACACGAGCGCAAGCATCGCGTGCCATACACTAAATGGATTCAGCAAGGATTCGTGACGGCCACCCCGGGCAGCGTCATAGACTATAAATTTGTGATTAAGGATATCGCGGACACCTGCGAAGCCCTTGACCTTCGGGAGATGGCTTTTGACAGGTGGGGAGCTGCGAAGGTCGTGCAAGACCTTGAGGAGTTAGGATTCTCCCTTGACCCCAAGGCGCGCCGGCGCAAGTTGATCCAGTTCGGGCAGGGGTACGCTTCGATGAGTGCTCCGACCAAGGAACTTCTCCGGCTGGTGGGGGATGGCAAGATTCGGCACGGTAACAATCCGGTCTTGCGTTGGAATATAGACAACTTCGTTACCCGAAGCGACCCGGCGGGGAATGTGAAGCCGGACAAGGAAAAAGCCACCCAGAAAATTGACGGCGTTGTGGCAATGATTATGGCGCTCGACAGGGCCATCCGCAATAAGGGCAACGGGAGATCAATCTATGAGGACCGAGGCTTTGAACTTGGAGCAGTGAATTGAATATAAAAAGCATCTTAAAGGGGCTTACTCTCAAGGGTTGGTCTCAACCGCCTTTCTGGGCTCAGTCTAATCAATCGTGGGGCTCTGGTGGATATTCCAAGACTGGGTTGCACATCAATGCAGATAATGCCCTGGGAGTCAGCGCCTATTATGCCGGGGTGTCATTGATTGCTCAGACAGTGGGGCAACTTGATTGCATCACCTACGAGAGACTGCAACCGAGGGGAAAGCAACGGGCAACCGATTATCAGCTATACACCATTCTTCATGATGAGCCAAACCCTGAGATGGCACCGATCACATTCAAGGAAACCTTGCAGGGGCACTTGCTCACGCGAGGAAATGCCTATGCAGAGATTGAGTGGGATCCGATTTATAGTGTGCCCACGGCGCTATGGCCACTGCGCCCTGATAGGATGCTAGTCCAACGTAACCCCACAACCAACAATATCGAATATATCTACACTCTACCAAACGGGGACAGGGGTGTTTTACCAGCAAAAAACGTGTTGCACATTCCGGGGTTCGGGTATGATGGCCTGATCGGATACGACCCTTTAACCATGTGGAAAGAACCGTTGGGGTTGGCAAAGGCCGCTGAGGAATTCGCGGCGAGAGTCTACACCGGAACGAATCTCCGGGGGGTGATTACTCATCCTGATAAGATAAGCGTCGACGCTGAAAAGCGGATGAGGGCCTCATGGGAGGACCTGTACAACGGACTCACTAATGCCCACAGGATAGCCATTCTTCAGGAAGGCGTGAGCTATAAGGACGTGGGGCTTTCCCCTGAGAATACCCAACTTCTCGAAGCCCGCATGTTCCAAAAAGAAGAGATTGCAATGATTCTCCACATCCCCTCGCGGTTCCTGAATGTAAAAACTGAGGCGGCAGACTACGCCAACGTGGAGCAATCGGGAATCGAGTTTGTGACCTATTGCCTGACTCCGTGGCTCACTCGCTGGGAGCAAGAGCTGGACCGTAAGTTGATAATCGGGCCGAACAAAGGCAAATATTTCAGCGAGTTTCTAACAGCGGGACTCATGAGAGGCGATCTTATGAGTAGATACAACGCCTACGCCGTAGCCAAAAACAACGGGTGGCTATGCCCTGATGAGATCAGAGAGATCGAGAACATGAACCCACGGGCAGACGGAAAGGGCGGGGAATACCAGATTACACCGATAGGCACGGCACCGAATCCACCGAAGCAGATATAGAACAACTGAATACAAAGACCACGAAGGCCGCAAATAAGCGGCTTTTTTGTTACCCGGAGGTGACAGATGGAACTTGAGCGCAAGTCATTTACAGGAATCGACCTGAAGGCCGACAAGCCGGGGGAGTTTGTGGCAAAAATCGCACAGCTCAACGTGATCGACAAAGATCAGGATGTAACGCTTCCCGGCTCATTCCCGCAAGGGAAGTCGATCTTGATAAGCGCATACCAGCATGAGAGCTGGATGGGGGCTTTGCCTGTGGGCAAGGGCATCGTCAAAGAAGTTGGAAACGATGTGATGGTTGAGGGGGAATTCAACCTGAAGACTGAGACCGGGCGCGAGCATTACGAAACGATCAAATTTGCGCCGGAATTACAGGAATGGTCCTACGGCTTCCGTGTCACCAAGCGGGGCGAGGAAACCGAATGGAACGGCCAGCCAGTGGGCCGAATCATCAAGGGCGTGGATATCTTTGAAGCCTCGCCGGTGCTTCGCGGGGCGGGAGTGAATACCGGAACCCTGGCAATCAAGCAAGACAAGGGTCAAACCCTTGAAGCCCAAGCGGACGCGGCGCTTGCTGCCGTGTCTGATTTGGTGACTCGTGCGAAGTCGCTTGCTGACTTGAGACGAAAGGAAGGGCGCGACATATCAGATCCCAACAGGGAACGGCTTGCGGGTTTGCTCAAGTCTTTGGGCGATCTGGGGTGTGAAATCGAGGCCCTGTTGGACAAACCGGAGCCTGTCGATAACGCGGCGGCGCAGAAACTGTTCGGGGAGTTTATCCGCATCGAATCTCAAATTGTAGGAGTGAATTGAATGAAAACGAATCTGACCATGAAGCAACTCAGCGAGAAGATCGCTGAGAAATCCAAGCTCGGTCACATCGCCTATGAGGAAGCCGGGGCAGACCTGGACTTCTCGAAGGTCAAATGTCTCGGCGAGGGTGACACCAAGGGCAAGGTCGAGAAGTTGCAGGCATTGAATGCCGAACTGAAAGACCTAAACGAAGACTATCAGGAAATGGTGAAGCTCACCCAGGGAAAAGACGTGATCGCCAAGTCCTATCAGCCCGGAGAGAAAGCCACCGAGCAGAAATCCGGGAGAAAGTCCATCGGCGAACTGTTCATGGAGTCTAAGGCTTCCAAACATAAGGGCATCACTGACCGCGTGGACGTTGATGTCAAAACGCTGTTTGAAAGCGCTGCCGGGTGGGACCCTGAAGCGACCCGGATCGGGCGCGTATCCCTGTATCCCGCGAGGGCATTGTCGGTCCTCGACTTCATTCCGTCTGGACCTACGAGCATGGACACCATCCGGTATATGAAGGAAAGCACCTTCACGAACAACGCGGCGGAAGTGGCCGCCGGAGGGACTTACGGTGAGGCCGCATTGGTCTACACAGAGACTTCCGACGAAGTGGAGAAGGTCGGCGTATGGTTGCCCGTGACTGACGAGCAGCTTGAGGATGTGGCGGGCATGCCCGGATTCCTAAACCAGCGACTAACCTACATGCTCAAGGCGAAGTTGGAGGCCCAGGTATTGGAAGGCAGCGGAACCACTCCCAGCCTATGGGGCGCAAAGAACCTTGCAGCCGTCCAGTCCCAGGCAAAGGGCGCTGACCCGGCACCGGATGCTTATTATAAGGCGTTCACATTGGTCAGAGGCACCGGATTTGCGGAGCCCTCGGTTCTGTTCGTCAACCCGAACGACTGGCAGGAAACCGCATTGCTTCGCACGGCTGACGGAATCTACATCATGGGCAACCCCACTGATCCAACACCGAAGGTCATTTGGGGCGTTCCCGTGTGCGTGACCACGGCTTGCACGGAAGCAACCGCCGTCACTGGCGATTTCACCAACCACTCGTTCCTATTCACCAAGCGTGGGGTAGACTTCCAAGTCACCAACGCCCACAGCGACTATTTCATCAAGGGTAAACAGGCCATTCGATGCGATATGCGCTGCTCGATGGTGTACTTCAGGGATACCGCAATGTGCAAGATAACGGGCGTATAAGCCCACGGAACGAACTCAAAACAGAGGTGAAATATGGCAGTAATTGAAGGCGCTCAACAGAGAGGAGTAGCGAAGTTCTCGTATGACTACGCCGTAGAAGGCGGGGCCATGACTACGATTACACTTCGCGGGACTCCGCTACCCAAGAACGCGATTGTGTGGGATGGCGTTGTAGACGTGATCACAGCCCTTACCAGCGCGACCAGTGCGACGGCGGCGGTGACAACTGCACAATCTGCGAATGACCTAATCACGGCGGCTGATGTAAGCGGGGCTCCGTGGTCAACCACTGGGTTGAAAGCACTCGTCCCGGTGGGAACGGCGGCAGCGGCTATCAAAATGACAGCCGAGCGAAAACCCGGCGTAGTCATCGGAACCGGAACCCTGACGGCGGGCAAGTTCAACTTGTTCATCGAATACTACCTGAGCGACTAACCCAAGCGAACAAATAAAACAAAAAACACAGGAGAGTGAAATGTCGGATATTTTGGTACAACAGGCGTCAAAGTACATTATTCCAGATGGAGCAGCGGCTTCCCAGGCATATGCAACCCGGCGCGGCGAGACCTTTGTCGCTGACTGGATTCAGGCGGCAATCCTCGAAGGATACGGATTCATTGCCAATGTCGGCGCACTGAGCACTCCGATAGTCGGAGGCGGCAACGGCACAATCATCGACCTCGACCAGCCGGAATTCGGCATGATAATTCCCGATGGAAAAACCATCGTGCCGATTCGGATAGCGGTTCAGTTGACCACACCTCTGGCGGCTACCGATGCCGATGAGGTTGAGGCCGTGGGTTATGTGGACACCACAGCGGCAACCGTCGCGGCGGCTCTTGACGGAACCTGGACCACTACGATTACCCCGAAAAACATGAGGATTGCGTTGACCAATCGGAACGCTTCGACTTGCACGGTTAAGTGCTCTTGCACAGCCGACACAACCGACCCGACTGAGAGTATCGACCTGTTCCATATGCAGTTGACTGCCGACATGAACGGCACACCGGCCAATGCCATGTGGACCCGGCCTGAACTGGTATACGAGCCGAGGAATCCCCCGTATATCGTCGGACCGGCTTCGCTGTTCATCCATTGGGGCGGAACGGTGGCTGTCTCTGGGTTCGCTCAAATCTTCTGGATTGAGCTTCCCAGCACTCAGCTTGCCTAGTTAAACAATCCGGCCCTTGCCTTGGGTGTCCTCCTTCACCCGGGGCAGGGGCCATGTTTAAGGAGGGAATCATGGAATGTCGGTGTAAATATTTCAACTGGCTCAACGGTGAGCTTGTATGTTCCCAGTGCGGAAAATCGGCTCACTCTCATTCTCAAGCACCGATCGAAGATAAGTGTCAATCGGTTCCTGAGAATAAGAAAACAAAGAGAAAGGCACGGGTATGACTTCGCAGATACAAAATGGCGTCACGGTTGATTGGGG